CCAAACAGAACCTGCACAACAATGCCAGGGATCTAGTCGCGCACCTCGTCAATACCGGGCACCGCGATTGGCTGATCCGGGAGTTCCTCGATCGCCTGTTGCGGCCGGTCAGCGACGGCGGGACGCTCGGCCAGATCGAAGAACTGATCCGCAGCGCCCGGCAGAAATATCAGACGGCCGAGCCGTCCGAGGAGATAGAGGACTTCAATGCCGCGCTGCCCCCGCTGGAGCCGCTTAATGCCACAGCGGTAACGACACTCGATCCCAAGGCCCGCCAGCCGCGCCAGTGGCTCGTGCCTTACCGGATGATGCGCGGGCATATCACGATGACGACAGCGGCGCCCGGGGTCGGCAAATCGACCCTGGCGATCGAGGAAGCTGTCTCGATGGCCGCCGGGATCGATTGCCTGGGGTTCGGGATCACCGCGCCATTGCGCGTCCTGATCGTCAATAACGAGGAGACGCGCGACGAGATCGAGCGGCGCATCGAGGCGACGTGCCAGCATTTCGACATCCCGCTCGACGCGATCGCCGAGCGCCTCCTGCTGTATTCCGGGGTGGACAATCCCAAGTTGGTCCTGGTCAAGACCGACCGACACGGCGGCCTGGTGCTGGCAACCCAGCAATGGCAACAGCTCCGCGCCCTGATCGAGACCGAACGCATCGACGTCGTCATCCTCGATCCGTTCGTGCAGATGCACTACGTCGCGGAAAGCTCCAACGAGGAGATCAGCCAGGCGCTCGTGCAAATGCGCGCCCTCGGTCTCGGCGAGAGCCGCGCGGCCATTCATATCGTCCACCACAACCGTAAGCCGGCAGCCGGCAATTCGCACCAGGCCGGCGACATGGCGTCCGCCAGAGGCGCCAGCTCGATGGGCGGCGAAGCGCACTTCTTCTTCACGTTGACGGATATGAGCGAGGAGGACGCGGAAAAGCTCAACATACCAGAGCACGACAGGGTCAATTTCCTGAGACTGGACGACGCGAAACGCAAAATGGCACCAGCACAAGGCGCGAGATGGTTCGAACGGCACGGCGAGATGATGCCCTACGGTTTGATGGGCGAGGAAATCGGGGTGCTCGTGCCGGTCGACCGGGAAGACCTCGACAACACGGCGATAACGTCAGGGACCGCGACCGCCATACTGCAAAAGACTGATGAGGCATGGATAGAAGGAACGCCTTACAACGAACACCCGCAAGCCAAAAGCAGATATGTCGTGAACATGATAATGCGTGATTTCAATATGACCAGGCCAACGGCAAAAGCACTTGTAAGGGATTGGCTGGATAACGGGATGATCGTAACGGATTTGTGTAACGCGCACGCTAATCTGAAGGGGCTTCGGGTCGCCAAATGGCCCGGCTAAGGTCTGCGAAGGTGCAAGGAGATAGTTTCGCAAGTCATTGAAATCGTTGATGCGAAGGTTGCGCGAAGGTTGCGAAACAGTCAGCAGTAAACCATTGAAAACATTTGCGAAGGTTCGTTGCGAAAGTCACCCCCCCAGACCCCCCCAGCGCGAGAGCGCGCTCGCCTGGAGGCGCGCGCCCTCGCGCGCGCACGCGAGGGAGGGATTTCCGATGAGAACGAGACAGGAGGAAACGACAAATGACCGAAACACAGATTGATGAACTCATCTTTGTGCTCCAGGCGATCGCTGGGTCGCTTCAGGAAATCAATGAGAATATTAATCGGGTTGTTGTTCATTTAGATGTGCAACCCGAGTTCCATGTACCAATCAAGGCGACGACGAGGCCGAGTGAGTGAGGTACGGGCGTTTGACAGGGTGTCGAAACTTTGCTAACTGGATCGGCTAAGTCATTCGAGCCACGCGCCCAGCGTGGCTACCCTGCCTCGAAATCCCCCTCTCGGAGGCGCCGTGACCCGTGACGAGCTGCGACGACGAATGCGGGAGGCAGCGTACACGCTGCGCCGCTTGCCGATGCCGCGGCGAGGTCTGCCGGCTGGTTTCCGGGTCGCCTGGCCCGATGTGGCCTACGAGTGGCTGGCATACGGCTGGACGCCGGCACGCGCACCGAGAACGATACCGAGCCCCGGTGAAGTGACACGCCTCGATGAGATGCTCAACCTGCTGCACCTGGTGACGAGAGATCAGCGAGTGGTGATCTGGGCACGCGCAATGGGCTGGACATGGCGAAGGATCGAAGCACTCGATGAAATGGAACGGGACGGTCACGGACGAACGGAAGGATGGCTGCGCACGATACTCGGTGACGGTGAAGCGCGCATATTGTCGTACCTCAACGGGACGCCGAGGCGTATGGTAGTGTCGCTAGATGGTGACAGACGGGCAGCGTGATGTCGAGCAAACGTCCACGCGGCGGACTGACTAAATACACCGAGGCGATTGCCGAGGAGATCTGTGATCGCCTCGCAGCCGGCGAGTCGCTGGCTTCGATCTGCCGAGATCCGCATATGCCGAACGAAACCAAGGTTCGCATATGGGCAATGAACGATCAGGCAGATAAACAAGGAACTGGTGCTGGGTTTCGAGCGCGCTTCAATGCCGCTCGCGAAATGGGCTACGAGCGTATGGCTGACGAGGTCATTGCCATCGGCGATGCGGACTATCGAATGCCAGACGGGTTGGTGGATAACGCTGCAGTTCAGCAAGCCAGGCTGCGCAGTGACAATCGGAAGTGGATGCTGAGTAAGATGCTGCCGAAGCGGTTCGGTGATCGTGTCACTGCCGAAGTTGTTGGTGACGCCAGCGCACCTCTGCTCACGCGCATCGAATTGGTTGCCGTGCCGCCGAGGGTTATGGTTGCCGTGCCGCCGAGGGTTATCGATGTGACATCGGATGGGTCACGGAATGTTGCGAATGTTGCCGCGCACACCGACACTCAGGCTGAAATACGCGCGCGATCTCCTCTCGACGTCACCAACTCTGCCGACGATTGATGAATAGGTTATTCATCGCTTCTGTCACCAAGTGACTGATATCACTGGACTTTTCTCCACTGTCTCTGGCTTATCCATATCCATTCCCATTGTGGTGACGGTCGATCAATAGGGGATAGGGGCCGGGCCGGGTGACCCATCAGGCCAAATGGTGGTCAGCCGCGGCGGTGCTGGGGCCCGGACATCCCCACCCACACCACACCAACCCGAAAATTTTTTTTTGGAATTCGGAATACAGTTTCCGAACGGATTTATTTCGATTTAATCTTGGCGTTGGCGAGGAGCGGGTCTGCGGCCCGAGGGCCGGCTCTCCGTAAGCCGGCTTCTCCTCGTCGCTCTGTTTATATTGGGTTTAGCCCTTCTTCTGGTCGCCTTGGCGCTCCGCGCCCTGCGGCCCGGTCATCCCGGCATTGTTGTCGGCGTTTGGGTCTGCGGTCGTGTGTTCGGGTGAGCGCGGCTCCTCGCCGGGGCGTTGCGGCTGGTAGCCGGTTTCGTTCTTAAAGTTGGGCTTGCCCGGTTCGTTGGGCTTGCCTTCCTCGAGTTGGCCGGGTTGGCCCTGGCGCTGCGGGGTGTTGTCGGTCTGGTAGACCGGCTGGTGCGCTGGTTGCTGACCCTTGTTGCCGTCGTTGGGAAACCCCTCCGGCGGCGCGGGCTTTTGCGGTTGCGGCGTCGCCTGGGTGTTGCGTGTCTCTGCCATTGCTAGTGCTCCTGCGTGAAAGGCCTCCCTGATGGTAAACGTAAGAAGCGTGCATCAGGTTCGCTACCCGCCGATCGTGTCGGCGATCGACGACAAGGACGGCGGCCACTTGCCGATGACCGGCAAGACTGCTGTCAGGCGTCGCCAGGAGGTGCTGGCGGCGGAGCGGCAGTCTGTGATGCGCGCCCAGGATGCGGCTGTGCACCGGGCTTTGCAATGGACGGGGCGCTGGTGTGGCTGAGGCGGCGGTTGATCATTGGGATGTCTTGTCGGATCGGCGCAATTATCTTGAGGCGCGGATCGAGGCCAAGAAGAAGGTTGGCTGGGAAACCCGGTATGACGAGCGGGAACATGCTGCGTTGGCTTGGGCTCTTGATCTGTTAGTTGACACGCCGGTTCCTGGCGTTCCTCTGGATGAGGAGCACGCCGCTTATTTGGCGAGCGGGCTGACGCTGGGTGAGTTTATTGAGGATGCCGGTGAAGCCAAGGCTCGGGCGGCATTGCAGGGTGACGACCTGGCATGAGGGGCCGCATCGAGCTGCCGGAGAAGCTGGTCCCGATTTTTGAGGGCCAGGCGCTGTTCAGGGGCGCCTATGGTGGTCGCGGCAGTGCCAAGACCCGCAGTTTCGCCAAGATGGCGGCCGTTCAGGGGCTCAGATGCGCGCAGGCTGGCGAGAGCGGTGTCATCGTGTGCGGCAGAGAGTTTCAGAATAGTCTCGACGAAAGCAGCATGGCTGAGGTCAAGGCGGCGATCGAGAGCGAGCCGTGGCTGGCCGAGGGCTATGAGTGCGGTGAGAAGTACATTCGGACGAATGACGGCCGCATCGATTTCGCCTTTGTTGGCCTCCGCAGAAACATCGAGAGCGTCAAATCCACTGCCAGAATACGCTTACTGTGGGTCGACGAGGCCGAGCCGGTCAGCGAGACGGCGTGGAGCAAGGCGATCCCGACGGTACGTGAGGAAAATGCCGAAATCTGGGTGACCTGGAACCCGGAAAGACGCGCCAGTGCCACAAATCAGCGGTTCAGGATAAATCCGCCGGAGCAGTCGAAATTCACCGAGATGAACTGGCGGGACAACCCGTGGTTCCCGAGCGTGCTCGACGCGATAAGAAGAGAAGACGAGGTAAAGCGACCGGAGCAGTACCCGCACATTTGGGAAGGCGACTACGCCACCGCGCACGCGGGTGCGTATTACGCGAAACTGTTGAGCGACGCACAGCGTGAGGGGCGGATTGGCAAGGTCACCAAAGACCCGTTGCTGGCGGTTCGGGCCTATTGCGATCTCGGTGGCACGGGGAAGGCGAGCGACGCCTTTGCCATGTGGATCGCCCAGTTTGTTGGCCGTGAGATCCGCGTCCTTGACTATTACGAGGCGGTTGGACAGCCCTTGGGTGTCCATATCGATTGGCTGCGTGAGCGGGGCTGGGGCAAAGCGCAGATATTCCTGCCACATGACGGCGGGACGTTTGACCGGGTTTACGACGTATCGTTCGAGAGTGCTTTTTCTGCTGCCGGGTTTGCCGCCACGGTTATTCCTAATCAGGGCCGCGGTGCCGCGCGTGTCCGTATAGAAGCGGCGCGCCGCATGCTGCCGGCGATCTGGTTTAATGAGGAGACGACGGCTGACGGCAGGGACGCGTTGGGTTGGTATCACGAGCGGAAGTCAGAAGATGTCAGAGACGTCGGGCTCGGCCCGGAGCACGATTGGTGCCTTTTTCGCAATACTCAGGTTCTGACGCCGTCAGGGTGGCGTCTGATCGAGGATTTGCGGGTTGGTGAGAGTGTTGAAACGCCGCATGGCGAGCGCAAAATTCTCCGATCCGGCATCGTGCGGGTGACAAGCGAATGGATCAACATACGCGGGATCCGGTGCACGCCGGAACACCGATTTTTTACCAGCCGGGGCCTCGTCGAGGCCAGCAATTTGCTGCCCCGGGACAGGTTTTGGACCCGCGGCGATTGGGGCCTTCGCATCCTCGCGTTCTTGTCTGCGACACGGTCTTTAGGCTTAAAGACCGCTATTACATTGGCAACCCCAGAAACCAGCCAAGGGGTCGGGGGCGTGTTTCGGTGCTCTTACACCGGGTGGTGTATGAGGCTGTTCATGGGCCGATACCGGAAGGTTACGAGGTCCATCATCGGGACGAAAATCCGTTCAACAATCATCCGGATAATCTCAGAGCGGTGGAGCGATTTTCTCACTGCAGCGAGCACAAATCAGAGCATCGGTACACCTGCGTTTGCCGGGTTTGCGGGAAGCAATTCGGTTGTTACCAGGCTTTCGGATCGCGGTGTAGCGTGGCGTGCAGGCGGGCCGACCATGCTCGGCTCGAGCGGGAGCGCCGAGCCGGCATACAACATCACGGTGGATGTGGATGAGTGCTATTTCGTCCGTGGCGAGGACGGTAGAGCCTATTTAGTCTCGAATTCGTCGCATGGAGCGGACGCTTTCGGATTAATGTGCGTCGCCTATGAGACGCCGACGGGTCGTCCGACCAAACTCAAGTATCCGGCGATGGGGTTTGTGTGAGCGACCAGCACGAGGCATCGCCGGAGTGCTGGTGCGGCCCGCGCCGTGACGAACAAGAAGACGGCGTGTGGATTCATAATGAGAGGGTTTGTATGAGCAATTCTGACATGGTGAAGTTCGACGATCTCGAGAAGCGCGTCGCCGCGCTCGAGGAGATTGTCGAGGGTCTTGCCGACCGCGTGCATGGCAAGCTTGTGCATGACGAGGTGCTCGGCCAGCCTGCGGACGTCAAGAGGCGTGAGCAGCTCAGGAATACGCTCGAGCAGAGCCGCGGGCCGAGTGCGAGCCGACCTGGCTAGCGGGAGAGAGATGATGTCCGACATTGCGGTCGCGCTGGCGAAGATCGACACATTGCAGGCCAGGCTCGCGCCGCTTGTCGCGCCGCTGATGGTTGTGGTGCCGGTTGTTACGGGCACGGGCCGGGTCGGCAACGTCTTGAGCTGCTCGAGCGGCGTTTGGGATCACGCGCCGTCTGGTTTTGCCTATCAGTGGAAGAGTGCGGCGGCGAATGTCGGGACGAGCGTGCCGACCTACGCGCCGGTTGCCGGAGACGTCGGCAAGGCGATCACCTGTGTCGTGACGGCGACGAATGCGATGGGGTCTACGGCGGCCTCGCCGAGTAACGGCGTCCAGATCATCAACTGATGATCGGCATGTCCCAGACCGTCCGTCAGGACGGGCTCAAGTACAAAGACAAGGAGATCGACGAAGACGAAATAAAATCTGTGATCAGGCACGAGCTTGATCACGCTCTCGGCCAGGACGGCGGCACTTTTAGCCAGGAGCGGCGCCACGCTCTCGAGTATTACGAGGGTATGCCGCTCGGCACCGAGGTCGAGGGCCGATCGACTGTCGTCATGCGCTCGGTTCTCGAGGCCGTCGAGTGGGTCTTGCCGGCGCTGATCAGGATATTCACCGCCAGCGACAAGATTTGCGTCGTCAATCCGACCAGGCCGGAGCAGGAGCAGATCGCCAAGCTCGCGACCGACTACCTGACGCACATTTTTTACCGCGACAATGACGGGTTTATGATCCTTCACGATTGGATGAAGGATGCGCTCTTAGAGAAGCTCGGCTGGGTCAAATATTGGTGGGATACGCAGCAGATACGCCAGATCGAGACCTATTCTGGTCTGACCCGCGAGCAATATGACGCGCTTCTCGATCGCGCCGGGCTTGCCGAGGCGCCTTATGGCGAGGACGAGGGCGACGGCGCGGATGACGACGACGAGCGGATCGTCGACGTTGAGGTGATCGAGGTGGAAAACTACGATCAGATGCCCGGTGGTTGGGGCTTGGACCGTGCTGTGCCTCCCGAGGCAATACAGTCACCTGTCCCGCCTCCTCCGCCGGGCGCCCTGGCGGGGCCTCCTGCCGGAATTCCCATGGGAGGCTCTCAGGGGCCGCTCGGGCCGCCGATGGGCGACAATGTCGCGATGTTTGGCGGCCCGCCGATGCTGCCGCCGATGCTGCCGCCGCCACCGCAGCCGATCACGCTGTACGATTGCACGCTGCGGGTCACCAAACAGCGGCGCCGTGTCCGAATCGAGAACGTGCCGCCCGAGGAAGTGCTGTTCAGCCGTCGCGCCAAGCGCGGCTCGATCCCGTTCCTGGCGCATCGCCGGATGTGGACGTATTCGGACCTCGTCGAGCAGGGTTACGATGAGGATTGCCTCGAAGAGGTGCCGCAATACACCAAAGACGAGATGAACTCGGAGCGTGTTGCCCGGTTTCGCCTGGACGGCACCGATTTTCCCGACAACGAGCGCAACGACGCCGCCAAGGAGATCTGGGTCGAGGAAAATTATGTGCGCCTCGACCTGCATGATGACGGTCGCACCGAGCTTTACAAGATCGTCACCGCCAATAATGGGGCAATAATCCTGACCAAGGACGGCGAGCCCGACATCGAGTGTGTCGAGAGTGTGCCGTTTGTAAGTCTCTGTCCGGTGCCGATGCCGCATAAATTGGTCGGGTTGAGCCTCGCCGACCTGACGATGGATTTACAGCTCATCAAGTCGACGCTGTTCCGCCAGATGCTGGACAACGCCTATTTGTCCAATTGGCCGCGTCTGGAGATCGGTGACGACGTCGTCAACGAGAACACTTACGACGACATAATGACCCACCGGCCGGGCGGCGCGATCAGGACAAAGCGGGTCGGCGGTCTGCAGGCAATGGCGGTACCGTTTACCGCCGACAAGACCTTCCCGTTGATGGAGTACATCGATCAGACCCAGGAGGTCAGGACCGGGGTTGCGCGGCACAATCAGGGCATCAATCCCGACGATTTGAACAAGACGGCGACTGGCGTCAGCCTCCTGCAGCAGGCCGCCGCGCAGCGGGTCGAGCTGTTTGCGCGCATCTTCGCGACGGGGGTCGAAGACTTGATGCGCGGTGTGTTGGGACTGGTCAGACGGCACCAGCAGCAGGAGCGGGTGGTGCGGCTGACCGGCGGGTTCTTCCCGGTCGATCCGAAGGCCTGGCAGGACGAATTGCAGGTATCGGTGAGTGTCGGCCTCGGCACCGGCAACCGCGACCAGATCTCGGCGCAATTAGCGCAGGTACTGCAGGCGCAGCAAGGCATCGTGCAGGTGCAAGGCGGCGTCAGCGGGCCGCTGGTCTACGCCAAGAACGTCTACGACGTCCTCTCCAAGATGACGTCGAATGCCGGCTTCGAAGAAAACTTCTTCGCCGACCCGACCAAGCCGCCCGACCCGGCGACGATGGGTCCGCAGCAGCAGAAGGGGCCGGACCCGGCCCAGGCGCAGGCGCAAGCGGTCGTGCAGGCGACGCAGGTCAAGGCTCAAGCTACCGTTTCGGCGATACAACTAAAAGCCCAGGCGCAGCAGGCGCAGGCGCAGCAGCAGGCTCAGGTCGATGCGCAATTACAGATGCAACGGGCTCAGCTCGAGGCGGAATTGCAGCAGAAGCGGCTCGATCACGAACTCGCGATGGAGCGTGATCAGACGATGCACAAGATGCTCCTCGAGAAGCAGGAGGCCGAGCACAAGCGCGAGCTTCAGATGCAAGAAATGACCGCAAAAATTGCTCTGGCACAGCGCGAGGTCGAGCTGAAGGCCGCGGCCGGCGCCTACGATCCGCCGCCGCCGCGAATGCCACCGGGTAACGGCTCGGGGCAGGTTGCGTAATGCCTGGCGCGCTCGACTGGCTGATGCAGCATCTCGGCGGTGATCCCGAGGCCGAGGGTGCGGCGGCGACCTCATCAACGATGCGGCCGGCGGTTTTGGATCACCTCCAGAACGTTCTCGGCGATATGCCGGGGCGGTTCGGCGGCGGCGTGAGCTACGACCCGAACCGTTCGCTGGCGCAGAACACGCTCGAGCCGGAGAGTCTGCAGCAGGCCATGACGGTCGGGATGCAGGTCGGGCCGGCGGCGATCCGCGCCTATCACGGTAGTCCGCATGATTTCAACGCGTTCGACATCAGCAAGATCGGCACGGGTGAAGGCGCTCAGGCTTACGGACACGGGCTGTATTTCGCTGAGAGCCCCGATGTGGCGCAGAGCTACCGAGACATGCTAAGCGCGCCATCATATCCGACACTTGCCGTAGACCGATCAAGCGGCGCGAAAGGCTGGTCCGTCTATAATTGGGACGCTCCGGGAGCCGGCCCTGGCAAGCCAATCGAAACGGGCGGCTTCAGGACGAAGCCGGATGCAATGGCTCATGTGAAGGAACTTTTCGCCCAGATAGAGCAGGCCGCCCCCAAAGGCAAGATGTACGAGGTCAACCTGCACGCCGACCCGGCGAGGCTGTTGGATTGGGACAAGCCGTTGAGTGCGCAAGGAAAGAGTGTTTATGACACCATGTCCGATTTACTCGACTCAAAGGGTCGGCTCGGGCTTGTTATGGGAGATGCTACGGGACAGCGGATTTATCACGAGTTGATCAATGAGCGTGCGCCGATTGGGTTGGCGCGTCTCAATGCGCCACTTGCTGTATCGCAACAGCTCCGTGAGGCCGGCATTCCCGGTGTCAAATATCTCGACCAGGGCAGCCGTGGTGCCGGCGAGGGCACCAGCAACTACGTCATGTATGACGACAAGCTGATCGAGATATTGCGCAAGTACGGCTTGGCGGGACTGACGGCGGGTGCCGGCGGTGCTGCTGCGCTGGGCGGCGGTGCCGGCGAGGCTCAGGCCGGTGCGCTCGATCGGCTGCAGGGGCAGCTCGGCCGTAATCAGGAGTGGGTGAGGCCGGGCGAGCACAATTACAACACCCCGCTGAGCGGGCAGGACGAGGCGTCGTTCCGTGATTGGCTGGGGCAGAACAAGGTGCCGTTCGACGTCAGCGCGCCGGTCACCGACTATGACATGCGGGGCTTTTGGAAAGGATTGCAATCCGGCGATCCGGTGGCCGCGTCGTCGGTAAACCCGAATGACAACAGGATGCACTACCCTGACCGCTGGAAGACGCCTTATCACGAGACGTTCTCGGCGGGGAGCCAGTGGGCAACCCCGGACGCGCCGAACTGGACGCCTGACGACAAGTTGATCGACAAATACGGGCGTACTCTGTTTGACGAGCGCGCCAGTCCGCTCGAGCGGTTGATGTGGCAGCTCCGCGGCGAATTGAGCCCGCCGACGTGAACGCGCTCGACCTCCTGATGGCGCAACTCGGCAATGGCGGCGTCGACATGACGCCGCAGCCGCAAAAAGACGATTGGACGCAGTATCGGCGTCAGCCTTGGGGTGTGCCGCCGAGCGGGCCGCCGGAGATCCCGGGTGTGGTGCGTCGCGGCGTGCAGCCTGGTGAAGGCGGGTTGATTATGAACCCGGCCGAGTTTCCGAATAGCGAGCGCGGGCCGGGTCCGGGGCCGCCGGTTGAATTGTCCGGTGGCATGGCGTGGGATCGCAGCCTGGGTGGCCGGCAGCCGCTGGGTATGCAGGGTGCGGCACGAATTCCGCTGCCACTCGCTGGCGACCCGACACTCGAGTTGTCGGGCGGCTATCAGATGCCGTTTCGCGGTCAGAAGATGCCGTGGAACGCCCGTCTCGGGCTGAGGATACCTTTTTGAGGTGGCGAGACTTCCGCGCCTTCTGGCGCGGCTTGTCCATGGCGGATATCGAACAGCCGCCACCGGAACCCGAGCCCGAATTGCCAACCGATAAGGCCGAGATCAGTGCCGCCGCAACCCGGCTGCTGGGTGACCCGGGGTTCATCTTAGCGATGAACAGGGTCGAGGATCGGCTGTTCGAGAGTTGGCGGTTGTCGGCGCCAGGTGATTACCCGGCGCGTGAGGAGCATTACCGGCTGTATTGGGCGGTCGGCGAATTGCGCGCCGAATTGCGCCGGATGATGACGTCGTAAAGCCTCGGAAACATTAGTGGAGAGCGTGATGCACCGTCTGTTTCTGGCGGCGCTGTTCTGCGTCTGCGCGATGCCGGCTTGGGCCGATGCGCTGATCCCGTGCAGCACGACGATCACTACGACCGCGGTCCCGGTGCCGTTCGGGTCGCGGGCGCCGACCAAATACCTCGAGATTTGTAACGCACACGCCACCAATACGCTGGGGGTCAACGCGACCGGCGGCACCGCTGTGATCGGTGCCTCGGGCACCCGAACCTTGAGTGCGGGGCAGTGCGCGATATGGACGGTGGCGCCGCCC